ACCTGAACATGGACCACGACCTCGATGACGTGCTAATAGAGGCGTATATCGGTGCGGCGTCCAGCGCCGTGAAGAACTACCTCAAGAGCGCTTCGCCGTATGAGGTCGAGCGCGACAGCAACGACGATCCGATCCTAGATAGCTCGGGAGATCCGATCTACGTCGTCGACAGCTCAGGCGACAAGGTTGTGAAGTACGAAGTTCAGGCCGCCACGCTCCTACAGCTCGGCTTCCTGTACAAAGACCGCGACGAGAACGCAGACGGCGCCTACGACATGGGCTATCTGCCAAAGCCAGTGATGGCGCTGCTTTACCCATTGAGGACGCCAGCATGCCAGTAGGAGATTACATACGGAAACTCTTTGGCGGCCCTTACCGCAAAGAAACCGACATGCGGGATACGACTCACGCGGAACGCATGATCGCGCATCCCCCTTTCGACCTGCTGACCGATGGCGGCGACGGTCCTAGCCGAAGGCTTCGCGTGGACATCGGGCAGACCGGTTTCTTCGCGGGTAAAGAGTTCCGGACCTTTCGCGAGTTCAACATCGCGGCGGGGCAGACCCTAGTTCTGCGTATTACGGTCCCGATCAACGTCATTTTGTCATCGCAAGGCCTGGAACTGGACGACGGCAGTTTGCGCATCACCAACGCTGCCGGCGGTACGCCAGGCGGAACTTTCTCCGAGACACTGCCGGTTATCGGAAAAAACAATATGTCGGACCGGCCATCGCCTTTTTACACTCCGACCGTAGTTTTCGCAGAGGGCGGTACACATACGGGCGGCACGGTCTTCGATATCCACCGAGTGGTCGCCGCGTCCGCCACTGCGCAACGCTCCACCGTAGGCAACGTTGTAGGGGATGAGCGCGGTGTCGCCGCGAACACATATTACGTTCGGTACGAGAACATCGGCAGCGGCGCCGCTACCGGCACCCTGTGGTTCATATGGGAAGAGCGTCCATGAGTCGCGCCGGCCAGTACCGCCATCGGGTGGACATTCAGGATTGGACGGAAGTCCGAGACGAAGAGACCGGCGGCTTCACAGAAGCCTGGGTAACCGTGTTCGCCGACGTGCCAGCGCGCATTGCTCCGGCCAGTGGGCGCGAATTCCTGGCCGCTGCGGCTATTCAGTCCGAGATCATCGCGCGCATTGTAATCCGCCAGCGCCCCGGCCTGAATGCCAAGCAACGCATTTTGCACAACGGCGATATTTACAACGTTCACGCCTGGTTGCCGGATCAGGAAAGCGGGCGCGATTACGTAAGCGCCCCTTGCAGTCTCGGAGTGGACGAAGGTTGAAAGGCTTGCTAGAGTTCAGATTCCCTTAGCTCATCCCACAGAGGAAGAATCATGAGCGAATCTGAAGCTGCAATCGAAAAAGAAATCCAAGACAAAGGCCTGAATGCCCCACGTCTTACCCCCGCTTTGATCGACGCTGCGATCAAGTCCGAGGACTACCACATCTTCCCCGGCACCACGTTGACCGTTTGCGCGCTTACTCTGCAAAACGGTTTTATCGTGACCGGCGAAAGCGCGGCAGCTTCGCCAGCGAACTTCGACGTTGAACTGGGCCGCAAGATCGCCCGTGACAATGCGCGGAATAAGATTTGGGCTTTCGAAGGTTATCTGCTCCGGCAGAAACTGCACGACGAAGCCTGATTCTGAAGGCGAAACGAAAACCCGCTTCGGCGGGTTTTCTATGCGAGGTGAAAAATTGAAAACCTTCGTCTGCATCGCCTCCGGCCCGAGCCTCAATGCGCACGACTGCGAACTGGTGCGGCGGGCCGGGCTTCCAACAATCGCCGTGAACAACTCCTGGCAGCTAGCCCCATGGTGCGATCACCTTTATGCAGGTGATCTCGCGTGGTGGGATTCCTACGGCGCCGAGGCGCCTACCACTTGCCAGCGTTGGAGCTGTACGCGCCAGGCAGTGGCGAAGCACAATCTGAACTGGCATGAGAGCTACGGACCCTATAACTCCGGACTGCGCGCCATAGAATTAGCCTTTAAACTTGGCGCCGATAAAGTTTTGCTCATCGGTTTTGATTGCACGGTAGAGAATGGCACGCATTGGCACGGTGACCACAAGGGGACGAAAAACCCAGATGAGGTACGGTGCAGAGAGTGGGCAAAACAGCACGCACGCTTGGCGAGAAAAAGCGACGTTGTAAACTGCAGTCGCTCCACATCCTTGGAGTGCTACAAGCTAGGTTATCTCGAAGCAGAATTGACGGCGGCCGGCGCGGACGCTAGAATCTGAAGTGCGGATAGGGGGCACCCGACAAGCCAGCTAGTCACTGGTTTCCGCATTACCCCACGACTGCCTCTCGACCGGAGCGCACCATGAAGAAAAAACTTACTAAAGAATCCGTTACAGCCGCTTTGTCCTACGACCCAAAGACGGGCGTATTCACACGCATAGATTTCTTTGAAGAGTCAATGAAGCGGAACCGTCCTGACTTTCTCGGTAAACAAGCCGGAAGTGTTTGCGATAACGGGTATGTAGAAATAAATCTCGGGAAAAGAAGATGTTTTGCCCACAGACTGGCGTTTCTGATAATGACCGGCGAGATACCAGCGTATATCGACCATAAGGACGGTGACAAGGCCAATAACCGTTGGGAAAATTTGAGAGCTTGCAACATGAGCCAAAACATGGCCAATCGAGGGCCCACGCTTAAATCTACCTCAGGGGTAAAGGGTGTGTATCTGCACAAACCGAGCGGGCGATGGAGAGCGCAAATAATGGTTGCTTATAAAAGTATTCATCTGGGGTATTTTAAAACCATCGAAGACGCGGCTAAAGCCTACTCAGAAGCTTGCTCGGCGCATTTCGGGGAGTTCGCGAAATCATGATCATCCATTCGATGAAAGGCTTGGGCGACAACGTATACCAGCGAGCCTTCCTTAAGAACATGCCGGGTCCGATCTACCTCGACACCCCATGGCCGGAACTGGTTTCCGATTTGCCTCACGTCCACTGTGTTCGCCCGCAAACCAATTTGCGTACCCAAGCGAAGAACATCGCTAGGCATTCATCGTGGCTCATGCCGCCGGGCCGTCAGCCTACCCGACAGATCCGCTACGGCACCGAAGGCATTATCCCGGGCATGATTGCCAGCTTCGGCGTAATGCCCGGTGAGTTCGACCTACCGCCGCTGCCGCCTTCACCTGAAACCGGTAAGTACGTTGTCGTGCGGCCAGCTACAGTGCGTAGCGAGTGGCGTGCCGATACCCGTAACCCCGATCCTGAATATATCTATCGGGCCGCTTGGGAAGCTCGACTACTGGGCTATAAAGTGATTAGCGTGGCCGACCTACAGGAAGGCCAGGAATGGCTCGTAGGCGAACTGCCGCAAGCCCACGTCCAGTACCACAAAGGCGAACTGCCAGTTGAACAACTGCTGGCACTGGTCAAGGGCGCAGCAGCCGTGATCGGCGGTATCGGCTGGCTCGTGCCGGCTGCTTTAAGCGCTAAGGTTCCCGCATGGATTATCTGCGGCGGGCAGGGCGGCTATAATGCCCCTGAGCTGATCACGCCAAAAGGGCAAAGCAACATCACATTCGCGGTTCCGGACAACTTCTGCCGGTGCCGTCTCAAAATGCACAATTGCGATAAAAGGATCTCTGATTATGACTCAAAGCTTGCCCAGTGGGCTGACCGACACCTTGCTGTGGTCTGAAGAGAAGGGCCAGGGCTTCCATACTCGGCCAGCTATGCGTTACGAAGGTCAGTATTTCGCGCACTACCAGAAGCTCGACGCCACCCACATGGGCGGTTTGCTGACCCAAGCCAGGGTCGACCTCGTATCGAAATTCTTCCCGACAGGGCAGGTTGTCGATATCGGTATAGGCGGCGGTCGTTTCGTGGAATGGGCTTCAGCATTCGGATTTGACGTTTGCGAAGACGCCGTGACGTGGCTCAAATCGCGGTTGCGATACCTAGACCCTTACGCCCAACCAGTCCAAGCGATCACTTGCTGGGATAGCCTTGAGCACATCCCGGAGCCCGAGAAACTTCTCGCCCAAGTAACCGGCTGGCTCTTCGTCTCCATGCCGATCTACGACGACATGGCCGACGTACTGCAGTCCAAGCACTACAAACCCGGCGAGCATTTGCACTACTGGACCTTCGACGGGTTCGTGAACTGGTGCGGCGAACACGGCTTCGAGTGCATGGAAGTGAACTGGGCGGAAACCGAACTCGGCCGAGAAGGCATCGCGTCGTTTGCGTTCAAGCGCTTGGCGTAGTAACTTGCACTTTCCGGAATACATA